TGCAACTAACCTTGCTACGCCCGTTTGAATTGAAAGTCTTGTAAGTGTGGCTTGAAGTATTGAAAACTCCAAACTCAGAAATTAGACCTCTGTATTCTGAACTCTCTATTTCGTCGCTTCTCTTTTGCGCTTTGGTAAAAAATAAAGATTGAGGTAAACCGTATTTATTAATGAATACACAATTAACTACTTCGTATTTGCACTCCTCTCTAACTGTGTAAACTATCGTTCTCGTTTCTGTTGGATAGGTAAACACTAAAGTTATAGTTGTCGCACTCGCATCGTAATCGTTTAAGTTAATCGACATTATGTTTTCGTAATTCAAATCCGTGTTTGCCGTTACTGTTACACCCGAACCGTTAACCGTTAAAGTCGTTAAGTCTTTTGTTAAGAAATGCACTCTATTATCGTACCCTCTTAAATGCGTATGACCGTTGCCGTCGATTAAAACGTTTGATGTAGGTTGTGGGTTGTATAACTCTTGAAAATATCCATATCCGTAAAGGCATAAATAAATACCCTCTTTAGTGTAAACCATATCGTCACCATCAAAGCAATTAGCCACGTAATAACTCCAACAACTTTGTTCAAACGGTATAGGTTGTAACCCCGTTAAAGTATAGTTTGCTATCGTTGGATTTATTCCCGTTTTACTTAATTCATTTACATCAAAATTTATAACGGGTTGCCCTAATTGAACAACCGATTTAGATAGTGCGTAACTTGGTGAACTCGGCACGTTAGTAATATCGCCACCCCAATTATAAAGGTCTAAAGTCGTAGTGTCATAGTTTAAATTTGGAATGATACGAACCGATAAAGTCGAACGCACTAACCCGATTTCGTATTCGCCACCCGCAGGAATTTCGACCTCTTCAATTGTCACATCGGACGACGTAGAACCAACTCTAAAAAATGTTAGGTTTGCATCGTTATCAGGTTCAAAGTCAAAGTAGATAATATTAGAAGCTAAAGAGATAGTTGTAAAAGCATTTAACCAACTCGGAAAAGTTAGCGTTTCATAATAAGCGTGCAAATTAAATGCCGTGTCTTCTTTGGTTGCCCCTATCTCTACATCAACTCCAATAGTAGCGTCTATTGTTTCTGAAAAAGGCGTGTAATTAACTCCAAAGACAACGTTAACCGTTGGTGTTGGGTTACTTACAAATTCTATTTTAATTCTTTTTGCCATTGTTTATTATTTGTTGTAAAAACGTTTCGACATCTAAACCAAACGCTTCTATTATTTCATCAGGTAATCTTTTAAATCCTTTCTCGAAAGGGTCACTCATAAACCTTGACGGCTTAATACCGTTTATAAATACACTTCTCGCAATTGCAAAAGCTATCCCTTTACGTGTTTGAAACTGTCCTTGATTGTTTCTCGGTGCAATCCCTTTTCGAACTATCCATTTGTCAAATGCTTTCGCTGGTGGCATCTTATCCTTATACGAATAGGGCGTATTGTATTTCTTTTTCTTACCGCTTACCCCTTTGTCTTGATATTCTCCATAATCTAAACCGCTAATCGAAGCCGTAAAACTATTATTACTTACTTTGTAATCGTAGTCTAAACTATCATATAACGCTTTTGTACTGTTTTTTTTCTTGCGTGTAAGGTTTGCTTTCGCTTGAGTAATGGTATACTTAAGAAAGTCGTTTAAAGCCTTTTCGGTATTTTCTTTATTAACAGACAACTATCTCGTTATTTGGAATTATTAACTCTAAATCGCATCTCCAACCGTCTAACAAATTGCTATCCTCAAAAATGATAGGCTGTAAGTTTGGCACGTTTACTAACTGAATTGCATCGTTGTTATTTTGGTTTTGTAATACGCTAACCAATCGGTTTAAAATAGCGTGGCAAGTATTAAGGTTGTCGAGTTCGTTATCGTTCCCTAAAAATTTATCCGTTACTTGTTGCTTTGAAATATTACGCAAGTTCACTACCGCAATTTCAAATATGAATGTCGCCATTGAATTACTAACCGTCGAACTCGTAACCTGCAAATGAACCAAAGGAAAGATATTCTTTTTATCAATATCCATCATTGACCGTAACCCGTGCGTAATTGTATGTACACTTACGTCAGCTTCTAACGTTGTTTTTAAATAGTCAACTACTTTATAAAATTCTCTCATTGCTTTTTACTTGCGTTTTTAATCATTTCTTTTGTTACTTCGGCTCGGTCTTTTTCAAACTCTAACAACCTGTAAAATTTGTATATCGAATACTCTAAAACTCTTTCCTCTTCGACCTTGTTTAATTCAGCCAACGCTCTTACGCTAACGTACCAACCCCATTTTTCATTAAAGTGGGTTTCTTTTTTATTTTGCTCTCCAACTGTTTGGAATAGTCCTGCATATATTTTAACAAGTCGTTCCCTAAATTGTAAAAAAAAACCATTGCCCCTAAATAGTAAACACAACTTACATCTTTCATTAACTCGTCAAAAGTTTTGTTTTCATTATATGGAAGTGTATCATACATATCGTGCGCACCTCGTTTAAACCAATTGCGCTTACGCTTGGTTACGGGTCTGTATAATACCGATAAGGCTTTGTGGAATGTATCGGGACTTTTAACAAATTCATCGATATGCATAAACTCGTTTGCACTTATCAAATCTAAGTTTGGAATGAAACCGAACTCTATACACTCGTGCTTAAATATCTTTGTGAATGTAACGTCTGACTGCAACACCTCTTTTAATAGGCTTACAATCTCGTTATATTCTTTAATCGGAATGAGTTTAGGGTTTGCGAAGTCGCAAAGGTGTATAATATAATCATCGTCTGTCTTGTCGCTCTTTTCAAAAGCAACAAATTGACGCATCGTAATATCTTTTAATGAAGTAGGTATATTTATCTGCATACCTTAATAACGACAAAAACCGTTTTTGTTTATCGTATGTCGTAACCTCTATTCGGTCTACCTATGTAATTCCAAACCGCATACCCTAAAGCATCTAATAAGTGGTTATAATCGTCTATTGGGGTTTCTGATTTCTTATCGTGCCAAACGTAGTTGTTTAGTTCTTTGATTAAGTTGGTGCTATCGGGGTCAACAATCAATTCGTAGTCTTGTACTAAGGCTATCCTATCCATTATCTTTGGTTTATCGATACCTTTTATATTCAATCCACGTGCTTTCAATTCGCTTATTAAACGTGGCTCGGCACTATCCGCTATAATCAAATTTCTATTACCACAATAACGGTTATTCTCTCTGTAAATATCGGTTGTATTTAGTCCGACTTTATAAAGTAATTCCTTTGCGTAAATTCTTTTATTTGTTTTATCAACCGAAACTTGCACTAATGTCGTAGGGTCGACACTAAACCCGAAATCCTGACCGTAAATCGAAGTGTTAAACTCTTGAAAGTTGTCTATTCTCCAATTGGTATAAACAACTCCCTCAGCTTTGTTTAACCAACCGCCTAATATTTGGTGCTTATATTTTTCGGGGTTTGTTATCTCTATTCGTTTAACCTCGTTAATGAATGAAATATCTAAGTTATCGATGTTATCGAGGTAGGTGGTATGAATGTAAGTAACATCGTCTTTAATACCATTAAATCCCTCTTGAACTCCTTTCTCTTCAAAGAACCTTTTGTAAATCCAATGTTCTTTTGTTGCTGGGTTTAGAATTAAGATAATGCGATTTTGTTTTCCTTTTTGTCTAATCGATAAGTTGATTTTATCAAAAGTCGTTTCATCTGTCAACTCTTCCGCTTCATCTAATATCCAAGTTGTTACTCCCTGCAATGATTTAAGGTTAGCGGTTTGGTCGCCTGAACTTGTTTTGATACCTCTGAATATAATATCTGATTTAGACTGTTTGTTCTTAATCTCGGACTTGTTAACCTCAAAGAAGTTACCTAAATCCATTAAGTCAATCTTTTCTTGAAACTCAGGGATAATCGAAAGGTGCGCACTTGTCATAGTTTGACGAGTGAATAGTATTTTATGACCTACTTCAAACGACAAAAGGTTGGTAAATGTACCAACCCCGAATGACTTACTTGAACCACGCCCGCCCGTTATTATAAAGTATCGAGTATCGTTTTCAAAAAGTGGTTTGTATTTATTGTTTAGTGTTATCAAATTTAATAACCTCTTTCAAATTAAAATCATTAACCGTTACGTTTGTGTTGTTATCGACTGTTTGTTTAGGCATACCATATCGATAGCTTAACCAAGTTTTAATTGCTTGTACATCGTTTTCCTTTACCTTTACCGCTAACTTCTCCCACGCTTCTTTAGGAACTAAAACGGCATCCATTGACTCGATAAGAGTTATCTCGTCTATCTTTGGTTTTCTTCCCGCTCCCTCTCTTTTGCCCCCGTTTTTTTTATTTTCTTCCATCTGAAAAAAGTTGATTAATCACACTCAATTTTATAATAGCTATTACTATCAAGTTGCACATATTCTCCTATGTCTAAAGTGCAATCCATTTCAGTCGCTTGCTCTTCTCCAACTTTTACATAACCCCAAATCGGTGCTACTCCATTTGACCAACCTACTATCTCTAAATCGTAATATACTTTTTGACAAAGGCAGTTGTTTTCGTCCTGTGTTTGTTCCTCAGGCGTACAAGTCGATGACATCAACCCGAATGATAATGCTAATAATAATAATTTAGTTTTCATAATCTAACTTCTTTAGTTTTTTAATAATTGATTTCCAAACACCACTGCAACCCGTACAAGGGACAAATGGTTTAATTTGGTATGCATCAAAATATATGCCAATTAATTCTTTTTGCTCTTGCGGTGTCAATTCATCGTGTTCAGTCGCAAAGAAATTTTGTAAATATTCTTTTTGCTCAATGGTTAAATCTTTAGTTCCGAAAGGTACTAACTTATTCAATCTGTCTTGTCTTTGCTTACATCCCTCGCATTGTTCAATCCCTAATGCATCGGTTACGGTTGCAACTACATCTCCTAAACCTTTTATCTTTTTTGGTCTGCCCATAATCTTAAATTTTCTTTTGTTTTCTTAATCGTTTTGTTTATTGTTTCAAAAGGTATTTCGCTTTGCCTTGCTAATTCTCTTTGACTTATAACTTGAGTAACTTTTAAAGTTTCACGTTCAAAGTATGGCAAGCTTTCAACCTCTTTTAATATTAGTTCTTTTAAAAAATCGTTTTCAAAGCAATAAGGCTCGTCGTTTAAAGTTATGTTTTCTATATCACTTGAAACTGTTTCAATTTTGCGCTTTTTAATACCGTCTAAAAATATTGAACGAATAGCAAAAAAAACATAATAGTCGTTTACGTAACAAGTATAATTGGCAAACTTTAAATACATATCCTGAACAAGGTCGTCTGCGGTCATTTTGTCACCACAAATTTGATACGCCATTTTGCGCCAATCCTTATCTCTCTTTGCTAACTGTTCAAGCATTTACTTATAGTATAATTGACCAATACAAATATAACCTTTAGGAATTAACTTACTTGTGTAAATTGGTAAGTCTTTATATTCCTTTTCCTTAATGGTATCGTAAATTTCTTTAGAACACCATATCTCTTGATTTGTAAGGTCTTTATTAAAAGACAAAGCATAATTGTAAACTTTTATAATCTCTTCCATATTAATTAAACCTTAAAGTTTTCAACGCCAAAACGCTTTTAATCTCATCAAATATATTCTGACTGTATTCGAGTTCGTAGATTTGACCGCTTAGGACTATACAAAGGTATTGTTCTTTGCTTACAAATACTCCTTGTACATCGTTTGGATTGAAATAAAAATCAACCCACGTTTCTGTTTCGTCATTGTCGTATGTTAGGAACTTTGATACTATCATAAATCAAAAGTAAACAATTAATTTTGAATTAGCAAAAGTTATTTGTTATTAAATTTTCCATTTGTTTAATCTTTTTTTAGTCACTAATTGACCGTTAATATAATATGCTTTTCTTTTCTCGTTGTAGGTTAATTTTCTAAATATCTTTGTCCTTTTGTTAGGACAGTGTTGTAGTTGATATAACAAACCATCTTTTAAACATACTATATTTTCGTATATTTTAAAACGATAAAGTATTTTGTTGTCAATGTTTTTATTATCAGTTAGTTGCATAGTTTAGTAGCTGTTATTGATTAGTTAGGCGAAAGCACTACCGAACTGCTAATCCGATAGTGCATCGCTTCTAATTTACTTCTTGTCGTAGTATTTAAAAACCTTGTCAAGTTGAGTTGGGTTTTTCAAAATGGTGTAATAGCATTTATTAAAACCATCTTCAATGTAGTGCAGGCTTCTGTTTTCAGCTTCTTCTTTTGTAATTGGTACTCGAACCACATCAATATAAAATGTTTTAGGTTTAAATGGTAGTCTTGCAAATTGACTACTTCCAATCAATTCAAAGTCTTTTTCATCAATGTAAACTCTACCAGTAAAAGTATCCCAATCTTCTTCACCTTTCCAAACAATCGCATCTACATAAGAGAGTTTTCCATCGGGATATTTAAACAATCCACTACATCTTGAATTTTGCCACAGTATTTCACCATCGCTAATTTCGGAAACATCTACCCATTCGCTTTCGTGTCCTGTAACATCACAAATAGGTTCTTGTAACATTAGTTTTTTTACTGCTTGTGAAATTGCAGAAGCGGTGTAAGGTGCTGAACCGCCACTTTGCCCACTTTTACCAAATGCCTCACATAAGGCTAAAATCTCTTTTGCGAATGGTGTAATAATCGCATCGGGTGTTGTTGCTTCGAGAATATCCAACTCTCGTTTTGCAAATTGTTGTGTATTTGTCATTTTATATATGTGGTTCGCCTTTACACCACAAGGTTTTAAATTTTCGTTTTCATAAACCGTGCCTTCGCCTAACACGGGTTTGGCAAAATGGCTTTCCGACACACAAGCCAACGCACAAAAGCCACTTCGCCAAGCCCGAACCCGTTAGCACTCACCTTACTCAACAACATAAATAGAAGTCGGACGATTATAATTTTTGACTTCTCCTACTTCAATTGTATAATCGGCAGTTAATTCTGTATGTGGTTTTTCTTCTGTTTTTACAGCATAATGGATTTGGCAACCAGCTATTATAACGTGATTTTTTTCTCCGCTAACTTTTGCAAACCAATTAGAACTTCTAACATTTGTTTTTATTCCTAAAATTGCATCGCTAACAATTTCAACTTCTCCCCAAACGGATTGATATTGTTTGCCGTCTGCTCCATAAAACCACGCATCTGTGGTAATTAAATATTTTCCTGTCATTATATTTTGTTTTAAAAATTAATATTTGTTTTTAAATAAAAAGGCGAAGTGCTAACAATCAATAAACAATAGTGGCGGAATATACTAAACCGCATACGCCACCATCGTTTATTTTTAACGTTATAGGCAAATAAATTTTACTACCATTGTCGGTAAATAAAATATTTATACCACAAGTATTTAAACCTGTATTTCCAAATACCCTTTTCTTCAAGTATTACTTGTCTAAGACCTTTAAACCCCTTTGTGTTTTGTCGCTTATAGCGTGTAATTATAGTTTCCATATCCGTAAAATTTATCAGCCTATAACATACACTATACGAAGGTGGGGCTGTATGCCAAATCTGTACAGTTGTGCATCTAATTTGCTTTTGAGGTAAGCGGAGGGTTGTGCATCTTAATCCCCACCTTCGTATAGCGTCAGCCGTTAGCACCAATTATGCACGAGCAAAATCCTGCATAATTAGACCTTTTTCTCCATTATTTGATATTTCACTACAAGTTGAATATTTGTCATCTAACCAAGGAGTTTTTGTGTCAGCCGTTTTACTATTTAAAAACTCGCCTCTATTTTCATCTCCTGCGTTTTCATTTGCTATTTCCCTTGCTTCTTTTTCGTTTTCAGCTCTTATTATAAAACCGAAATTTTTATCATACCAAGGTTCCCAAGGATTATCATTCAAAGGTAAATTTTCAATTGGTCTTAATTCGTAAACTTTCAAAATAACTGGTGCTAACAGTGGTTTTGACTTATTGCCGTTTTCGGCTTCATTTAATGTTGGTTTTGTATCTGGTTTCATTGTGTTTAATTTAAAGATTAGGTCTTATTTTATTGGCAACAAGACAAAGCCACAGGACGTTAAGGAAAATGCGCAAACGCCTTTTCCTTAACAGGCGCACTTCCCTTAACTAACGCTTTGAGTTATAAGCAATAAACCCTAAAAATTTCTTCAACAATCATATCGCTTAATTGCTTATCTGTAAACCCTAAAGTCTTACCAAAATGCACAAAGAGGCTTATATCGGTCTTATTTGTTCTTGCGTATTGAAGCACTTGGGTGTACGTTATATCTAACTTCTTAGCTATTGCGTAATTTCCTAATTTTGAGGCGGTGAAAAGTTTTTGGTACATCATATTATTTTTATCAAATTTAGTCTTTATTTTAATACCCACAACATTAGACAGTAATTTATATTCGTTCTAAATTAGACAAATGAATTTGTCTATGGTAAAATAACCTTACCGACAAACTTACCATCAGGACTAAACTCAAAGCCAAAGAACTCATCTTTATCCAAATACCTAAACCAGTACTTAGTGCCGTGTGTTAATCGTTTGTCAATCCATATCGCTGGTTTATCCAATACTAAACTTATTCCGCTTAGTCTAAATGGCCGACCTGACTTTGATACTTGTGTTTCAAAGTTGAGGTTAATCTTATGGTTACCAACTGAAATCACATTCATAGTCTTTCCAAATTTTACATTCAAATCCTTTTTTTCTTAACTCATCAATACGCATCTTTTGAAGTTCCGATAACTTACCAGTTTCTTGTTTTACTTCAATGAACATTGTCTTACCTTCTTTTAAACACATTAAATCGGGTATTCCGTTTTTGTTTGTCTTGATAAGTTTAACGCATAGCCAACCTTCTGCCGTTAGTTTCGCTATTATTTTGCTTTGTAGTTTGCTTTCTAATGCCATAATCTCGTTTGAATAAATCGGTTGTATAATCTTTTTTTTGCATTACGCTGGCGTATATCTTTTCCTCAATCCCGCCCTCTGAAAAAACCCAATAAACATCGTTTGAAGTTCTTTGCATTGTGGTCAATCTGTCACGGCTTTGCCAATATAAACGGCTACTAAAATCAATGTTATAGTAAACTAAATATTTGGCTTTGCTTAGGCTTATTCCTTCCGAACCCGTTACTATTTGTAAAGCTATATTCTTATCACTTGTATTAAATTCTTCTAAGTCATCGGTTAAAGTATTTACAAAGATAGTTTTTAAAGCGTTCCACTCTTCTTTGTACTTGTAAAATATCGCTATCTTATCTAATTTAAAATGGTTATGAATAAACAAAGCCTTACTTAAATCAATTACTTTACTTGTGCCATCCTCAAACTTACAAGTGCCACTACTTAACTGGTGTATTTTCTGTTGTAACTTTACTGCCGTATCCCCTAAAATCATTTGCCCTTCCTTATTTGTAACCACTAAATCCGTTTTAAGTTTGTCGATTATCTTATAAGTGATTGCATCCATCGGACATTTTAAAACGTTTTCGTGTACTGAAGTACTGAATCCCGCTTCAACTTGTGTAAAGGTTATAATATAATATCTAAGCCTATGCCAAAAGTCTTTTTTACGTGCATCGGAATAGTCTTTTACTTGTGCATAACCTAAATATTTTAATTTAATATCTACGTACTCATTTGCCCATTTATAGAAGTTAGCAAAGTCATTAAAAGGACTATGATTACTTACCCAAAATTGATGATACCATTGCGAATGACTTTCGGGCGTTGGTGTTCCACTTAGGAAAATCATAGGTAAATCTCCGAACTTATCTTTGAATAGTTTAGCAGTTACATTTGGTTTAGGGTACGCTCCAAAACGATGGTGTTCATCGTGAATGACTAAGTCAAAATCATAGTCAGGGACTTTATGTAGGCTTTCATCATTCCAAACGGTTAAGTGAAACGTATATCCAAAATCTTCATAGTCCTTTGATATACTTGGCATCGCTTTCTTTTTTGTTAAGAATAAAACATTTTCAGCACCGAATAACTTTGCGGTCTCTAAAGAGGTAACTGTCTTACCCGTGCGCACTTCCATCGCATAGTAAACTATGTTTTTCCTTTGCAATACCTCACATCCATCGGTTGCGAGTTTTATTTGATACGGTCTTAATTCCATAGTTACCAATTAAAGAATGATTTTTTAAAGTCTCCTAATATTACGTCATTATATTCGGGGTTATTCCATCCCTGAAAATCTAATACAAACCTCTTTGATATTGGCAATATAGCTGGTAGTTTATATCTTTCATCGTTTGCCCTATTTATCCAAAACCTAATTTGGTTTAGTTCATAAGGTGTAAGTACAAAGCTATACTGAAAATCAACGGTTATCTTTTTTCCGTTTAGTTCCTTCCTGAAAGTTGGGTTTAAGTTTGCCATTTTTAGAAATCTATTTCGTTATTTTCTTCTTTTTCTTCTGCTCCTAAAATCATAAATTTTCTTATTCCACCGTAAGTGGTATCGTCTCGTTTCCATTTCTTAAAATCGAAATACATACCTAACCAACGCCCGAACCAACTTACATTCATATTACGTGGTAACTCCCTTGTTCCATCGTTATAAGATTGTAATATTTCCTTAGTAGTATAGTAGTGTTCATTTTTCCAAATGAACTCGTTTTCGCAAAAGTCAAAGAAATCTTCACAAGTATTAGCGATAATCTTTTTAGTCTTACCAGTCTTTAACTCTGAAAATAAAAGACCGTTTTTAAAATACTGCTGGATGTTTGAAACCATATAATTATAAAAACTGTCCCACTCGTCTTTGTCCCATTGGCTAAAAAATAACTTACCAAACTCGTTTATCGGTTTAAAGGTTTTTGAGTAATGTCTATAAAGTTCAATCTCTATTTTTCGAGCATCGTGAGAATCCCCAACTCCTGAAAGTATATAGTTTGAAGTAAACATAATCTTAGGACTTTTAGAGAATGGTATCTCTATCGGTTGTAAGTTCTTTTTGTTTAAAGTTAGGTTTCCAGTAATAACAGAAAACAAAGTCTCAAATTTAAATGAACGTTCCATATCATCAAAGCAAATGATATTATCATCTAAGTTAATCGTTTGGTATGGAAACTGTCCTTTATTATTGAACTCTTTACCGTTTAAAGTTACCAACTTACGGCAATGGCTTAAAGCTTTTGATATTAAGGTTTTACCAGTACGACCTGAAGGATTGTCGTTTAAAGTCTCATCATAAAATACAATAGCTAAACCCTCATCTTGTTTTTTATAGTTGTTTAATAGATACCCTAAAGCGGTTTCAACTATCAACTTCCTTTCGGTCTCATTATTTGAAACGTTAAGAATAAACTTCTCAAAGTCTGAAGGTTTTTTAGTTGTTTTAAATTCGTGAGGTATGATGTTTTTTTGCCATACAAAACCGCCTATATTAATATAGTCTATTATCTCGGTTTTGTCCTTAGTTATTTTTAAAACTCCATTAGTAAAAAATAAATAACTTTCGTTTTCGTTATCCCGAATCATAGCTAAATCTTTTGTGCCTAATTGGTTTAAGTAACCTTCAGTAAATTTAGCAGTAGATTTAGCAAAGAAGTTATAAACGTTCATATCAACTTCAACTACGTGGTTTAAAACAAAGTCTTTTATTTGTACCTCGTTAACCTCGTTAATTATATTGTTGTAAACTTTTACAAATGTAAATTCCTTATCATTAAGTTGAACTTTATAAAAACCCCTATTTTCTAAAAAAAGTTTAAATTTATAATCATTTAAAGATAGTTTACCGTTTTTATCAGTATCCCAAAAAATCAAAAAATCATCCTCAAAATCAAAGTCTATAACGTCTTCAATATCTGAATCCGTTAAGCCTTCTTTTCGAAATTCCTTCTTTGCTTTCGATACCCCCTTTTTTAGCGTCTCTTGTGCCTCCCTCACTTTATTATCGTCAACCAAAGTAAGGCTGTCAAATTCGTGAGTGTTTTTATAAGCACTCTTTATAATCGTTTCAAGTTCGGAATCAGTAAGACCAGCAGAATAGAAGTTTTTAAATAAATTCAAAGCCTCATCTGAAGGCATACCAGCACGGTTTAAACCACAAGCCAATTTAAAAAGGTTGTTATTCCTTTCGCCAGCATTTAGAGTAAATTTCTTGTTAAACCATTTTACTATTACATCTACTTTTTTAGAAGTATCTTTAATCTGAAAGTAGTCAGGGTAATTGTTTTTTCGAGTTACTTCTGTGTACTCCTTCATTAAAACCCATTCCTTAGAGTTTTGATTTATAAATAAGTCAGGGTCGTAGCTTTCGTAACATACCCTTGATATATCTTTAGTCTTTGTGTCTAATTTTGAATCAAAAGTCTCACATATTGCCTCGTAGTACTTTTTATAATTTGCAATATCTTTCGGTACTTTTACAAGTGCTTTAACTCCATTTCCTGAAGGACTAACAAAGGCGGAATAAATATACTCGTTATCCTGAAGACTATCACGTAAGCAAATCGCATCATCTACATCGTCAAAATCTAAACAAGCAAAACCTGAATGATTTATTATATTCTTTGCGGAACGTCTTGAGAATTCCCCACTAAAGCAAACTGATTTTAATTCGGCTTTTAGCTTGTTTCTTTTTTCCTTATCTTCAACAATTCTAATAGCTTCTATTTTAGCTTTATTAGAGCCATTCTTAAAAGACAATAAAACCTCATCCACTTCTTTGTAAAATGGGTTTTCAACATCGGTAACTTTTGAAAATACTGTAACCATATTTTAGAATAAAAAAACCGTTTGAATTTCGTCGTCTCAAACTACTCTTCAAACGGTTACACGTTTATATTTTTAAGTGAGACATATAAGCAAATATAGTAAATTAATTAATACCCACAATAAAAAAAGAAACTATTTTTAATAAAACAGCATAACAGTAAAAAAACAGCAAAATAAAAAAATGCCGTATAGTTTAACTAATTGAAAATAAAACAATTAACAAAATAAAAACAGCATAACAGCATTTTTTCAACTTTTTTACCAAAAAAATATTTTTTTACTTCTTTTTAAAAATATATATATAAGAAACCCGCTTTTAGTGTGTTTTGCTGTTTTGGATAAAAAATTAAATTCGTTGCCTAATTCATTAGGTAACAAAAAAAACCGATACATTTCTATATCGGTTTAATATTAGGGCAAAAAGTATTTTTAGAAGTCTAAGTCATCAAGCACTTCCTCCTCATCAACTACTTCGATTTCTTCAATAGCTGGCTCTGATTTAGCTAAGTAGGTTTTGAGATAGCTTTCAAGTACATTAAAGCACTCATCGGCTTGGGTCGCTTCTTCTTCACTCAAAGACTTTAGGAACTTGAATTCAGGGGTTGTAAACTTAACCGCTCCTTTTTTCCCATCAAGTGCTTTATCAACTACAATCCACTCATCGGGTAAGCGGTTTTTAGTCTTTTGTGTAAATTCGCCCCACTTTTGTACTGAAGCACCTTTTAGCTGAATGTTTGCCAAAGTACCATCCTCTAACATAATGTAGATTGACTTGTGGTATTTAGCACCAGCAGAATTTACTTTCTCTTTAATGTCTTTGTAAAGACCTTTTGCAATTTCAGTAGAAGTCTTTTCACCTTTAACGTTTTTGTGGTAACACTTAACGGTCATCGATTCTTTAGAAATGAACTTCACTTCGTTGGAAATGATTTGACCCGTAAGACTGTCAGACCATCCTTTTACTGAGGCTAACTCGTCAAGTACTAAGAACTTAAACGGTAGATTTACGGCTACGTTTGTTTCTGATTCCTTGTCGTAGAAACTGAAGTTTCTATCATTAGATTTCCAGCTTAGGAATTTAGTAGCTGGATTTGATGCTGGCGTTTGAAACGCGGTTCTTCTATTACTCATAATGTATTTATTTATGGACTTAGATTACGTTGGTAAGTCCTTCCAACTGAATTATGAAATGCTAAGATAGTGATTTTAATTCTAAATTTAATACTTTTTTTAAAAAAGTATTGAAAAAAGGTCATTTACTACGACTTTTGCAATAGTATAGGGTTATTTATAACCATTCTATTTTGCGTGTTAGATATAAATCTAAACTGTTTGGAATTGTCTTTTGATTTTAACGCTTCCATTCTTAAGCGGTGGTTAAACTCTGATATTGTTTCCGTGTTTTTCATTTGTAAACGTCTTTTAAAATTATCTTTACTAATTCAACTGAAATACTTTTCTTTTTACATTCAAAATCAATCATTAAATCTAAAGTGTTTTTCGTTTCTTTTTTAATTCTTTTGATTTCGGTTTCTAAGGTTGTAACCTCAGCACTTTTTTCTTTTGCGTACTTATTTATTTTGTCGCAAATACGTTCGACTTCTTTTGTTCTTTCTTTATTTGTCATAATCTGTTAATTTTGCTTTCGTAAATGTGATAATTAATATAAACCACGTCTTTGATTTGGTAGTCTATTGGTTTAACTGATTGCCCAACCTTGCTGAACTTCTTTTGATAATCGCTTTTAAAACTTTCTTTGATTGTTGTAAAGTCATCTAAGGTGTAGTAAATGGTTTTAGGATATTCTTCTCTATTTTCAAAGCCTTTAATCTTTAAACGGAATATCCTATCTCTGATTGTGGTTCTCGGTACGCCTAATTTATACGACATTTCG